ACCAAAGTTCTCCTGCAACACCAGAAGTGGCTTGCATTCCTACAGTAGCAATTGAAAAATTGCCGAGATCATACAATCTCAAATCGGAGCCAGCGGCTGCTGCTCCTGTCCTCGTGTATAGCTCTGTCACAGTAGTATCTGAGCGAGCACATTCCACGGGATGAATAAAGGAAATGGATGGTTTAGCAGAATTTGCAAATTCATAATTTTCCATCACAAATTTATTTGGGAAAGATGGACTCAACGCATTGTATTGCGTGGCCATCACTACACTTCCCAAGGCAGAGCTAGTGGCACTTGATAACACAGCATCTGAGGACAAACTCTTAAATTCAAAGAGTAATCCACGAAACTTATACTGTTCAAAGTGCGCTGCTATAGCTGACAGCCAAGGAAATGTTTGAATCTGTCCTGGATTCAAAGGAAAGTCTATAATATTAAATGGGGCAGACGCAAGAATATCTTGTAAATACTCTCGATGTCTAATGATAACACCTCCATTATTAACAGTATTAACTACAGTAGGTGGATCAATGCCACCAGTCATCAAACTGTTACCCTCAACTTTATAATCTCCAAAACCGGTAATCAATGAAGATATACCTTTTCCCAAGAGGGACATAGCACCATTGGCCAATGTTCCCAACATTCCATTCCCCTTATTTCGACCTCTTCTGGGTCTACGCCTGGACCTGCCAGCAGCTGGTTCGTAAACCACCACTGGTTGAGGTAAAGGCATTCGTCTCACCCGTCGTGCTTTTCTTCGCATAGCACGGGGCGGATTTGCTTTTCGTTGTTGTCTGTTCATAATTCAAATTCAATAATTCAAATTTCTTATGGCTATAATTGTCATATATAGGACACTCCACTTGACACATCATCTCTTTATTTGAATACTCAAAGACATATTTGAGATAATAATCTTGTGCATCACTATGACAATTGGATAATATAACCGGAATATCAATGGGGGACAAATCTAACTTGTTATCCAAATAGTTTTCTATTGCTATCTGGTCCTCTACCATCAATCCAAATTTCCTTTGAACCAACAACCGCGTAAGCGGACCAACAGGTTTATCTGGTATCTTAGACTGATGAATTTTATGCATATTATGAAAAATTTCTTTTTCATATTCATTCATGTCTCCCAGATTAAACCGCGATCCTTCGGTGACTCGTAAGCCATACTTCCCTAAACTTGAAAGCACTGGACAACCTGGATACTGATACGCTAATGATAACGCTTTCGAGCGTAAAAGTTGTTTTCTTTTGCCCAATCGAGCGTCAGCATATTGTCTAGTCGTCCAACCGAAATCCAATAATGACGATATTGGGTCAGTAACATTGATCATTTCAAATTCATCGGCAATTATGCCGCAGAACGATCCTTCTGTTAAGGATTCATATTCATCTATTTTAATGATCAATCCTATGTCTGCGAAATCTTTAGGTGTTGGAACAGGACCATAAAATGTAAATATCCCATCATCACCTTCAACACGTCCACGGAGATTTTCCATGCGCGTTTCCTCAGCAATAAACATCATTGACATTAAATTAGCAAATGAATTGCCTAATGATGTACACATCTCACCTGACATCCGCGTGGCATCTACTACCATCGTAAATTTATTTCTAAATTGGCAGTGATTTTCACCTGAAAGAGAATGTGATACGATTTTGTACCATTCCTGATCCTCTATTTCAGTTGTCATATATTGGTAGAGTTGAAATTCCACAGTTTCCATAAATTCTTTGGTGAATAATGCTTCAAAGGCCGTATAATCGGTCCCAATTATTTTGGAATTTTCCTGTGTTAACTCTCTTTT